CATCGAGAGCCTCCTCACGAATGATGGAAACGTGCAGATAGTCTCTCAAGAGCTCGGTCTCATGTACCTTCCACTCCTCCAGTTCATTGAGAAGGACTACCGACTACGAGATCTCGTCCTCGCATCTCGCACCTCTCTGATTGACGAGGCAGAGACTGTCCTCCGCAACAATGTCAGAGCGGGAAACCTGAAAGCGTCCATGTTTGTCCTCAAAACTATAGGTCGGGAGCGAGGATATGCTGACATGATGGAAGTGAAGATCCCGGATGCGGATGATGCGAGTAAGTCAGTTGACTTAGACAAGCTGTCCGTCGCTCAGCTCAGAGATCTAAAGAAGCTCATGTCCACTGCCACGAGTTCAGATGTCATCGACGTCACACCTAAAGACGTGACCGACGAAAACTAGTGCTTGCTCCCCAGTTCATCAGTTGGTACTATATTCACGTTACTTAACCCATAGGAGAATGATATGGCACAGACACAGATTAACCCAGCGAACGTACCCCCGATCCCGAAGAACCTGAAGCGGACGGCTCCCTCCAAGGATGCACTCAAGGACGCGTTGGACGGCGGCAAGCGCGTCATTAAAATGCCGCCGAAGAAGACGGAGGAAGCAAAGGCCAAGAAGACTCGTCCCAGCAACGCGCGTATCATAAAGGTGCTGCCGAACAAGGACCAGAAGGCGAGGCCGGGTAGCAAGCGGGCTCTGCTCATCAATCTGGTCAAGCAGTGTGATGGAAAGACAGTTCAGGCGTACTACGACCTGACCCAGGAATACGTGGAGAAGGGGCAGTTGTCCTCCAAAGCCAACGGCAAGACACTGGACCGGATGATCGGTGCACTAATAACAGTCAGCGACCCTAAATAACAGGACGTGCCAACTAAGGGGAGCATCTGCTCCCCTCTTTTTCGCATGGATAACTCGGACTTCCGATGTCCGAGGTAGACTGAAGATGGAAGTGGATGATACACATATAATCAGAGATGGAAGCCGATGATACATGTATGGTGAGTGGTCTGATCATCAGAGAGTATGCCTGTTCCGATATCTGATGTCCGAGAAGGTAATCTCGGGGTCTGTCCTCTTTTTGCATGGATAACTCGGACTTCTGATGTCCGAGAAGGTAATATAGGTGTAGGTCCCTGCCCGTGTACTGTGTATTATAGTGTGTAACCAACCAACAGGAGTTAACCAATGTTCAATCACACAGTCGGCACAGTCTACCTACATGTAACGGACCCCAGCCCACGCATCCAAGATATGGTCGCGGTGTTGCCGGGGCAACAAATGGTCCTAGATGACATACGGCTTGCCCGCCACCACGACAATTATGCCTGTACTCAGGAGGGTCTCTTTAGTGACCAGTGGTTGCCCCTCCCAATTATGCACGACAAACCTTTGCATCAGCCTATGGTGTATATAGACCCAGACCACCACATAGTACTACCTGGTCAAGACAACGTCCCCAACAACCTCAAACAAACAGGGTCGCTGCAAATAGTGTGCGAGCTTCTGTACCCGTGTGCTCCATATCCATGCTACGCAGCCAGGACCATTTGGCAGCCAGCCGGGGCTGACTATCCGTGGCTCTTTACTGTGTTTGCAGAGCCAGAGGAAATAGGGGGCGGGTGCTTCACGACCAGCATACCACACGCCGCCGAGCATACTGCGGTGGAGGGATACTACCCAATACCCCGCGAGGTTCTTGAGCTTTACGCAGAGTCAGGGGAGTAAGTAGCATGGTACTCAAGATAGACAAAGGCGTACCAATACCCCCTCCTACTAAAGGAGGGGGACAGTTCAAGTATCCGTGGCACGAGATGGAGGTCGGGGACAGCTTCGTAGTGGTGGGTGTCACTCGCTCACTCTGGAGGAACCACGCACGAGCGAACATTACATATGCTCCTAAGATGTGGGAGGCCAGACCAGAAGGCAAGGACCTCAGGGTGTGGCGCACTAAATGACTGCTGGCTCCCCTACGTGTAATACTGTGTAATAGGTGTGTAACCAACAAAAGGATAGGCACATGAACAAAGTTATCTTAATTGCTAAATGCAGCGATAAGTGTAGCATCGCATTAGCCCCAGACGGAGCCATTACGGCAGGCGGAGATGGGTATGTCCCAAGTCAGTTGTGTGGCGACATGGGCAGTGACTATATCTCATTAGTCATAGACAACGACACCGGACAGATACTTAACTGGCAGCCGCTGACTGCTAGTGACTTAGCCGACATGAACTAGACAAGATGGAAGCCTCGGCCATGTGAGTGGTCGGGGTTTCTTTAGAGATGGAAGTGTCTGATACACATAACAATCATCAGAGATGGAAGTGGAAGTCGCGCGCATGACATGAGTCAGATGGTCAGAGTGAGCGGTATCATTCTGACTTCCGATGTCCGAGAAGATAACAAGAGCGCGAACAGGCATGTGTTTTGGTTAGTCGGTTCGGGGTGTTATGCTATTTCGTTATACCCCATTTATTTTCTTGTTAATACACGGCATGCACATTACCTTACACATACCGGGTGCATAACGTACACGGTTTAACATAAAGGTAAACACAATGGCACAACGTATAGCAACCAAGGCCGCCACTAACAGCCCCGCAGCCCGCGCCCTTAGGGGTACAGCTAACCCCGCACCGGCAGCCAAGCCCGCCAAGGTAGCGGCCATAGCCACAGGTAGCACTATAAACGTAAACGCCAACAAGTACACGGCAGTGGTAGCAAAAACACGGGGCGCAAAGCGTAAGGCGCTACTGCAAACCCTTAAGGCTAACAACGGCAAAACGTGGCAAACATACGTGGCCGCAACGGCGCAACTGGTTGCAAGCGGTGTACTTACTAGCCGGGCTAATGGTAGCACCGCCAAACGGCTTATAAAGCAAGGCGTGTTAAGCTTTAAGTAACACAACCCGCAACCCTAGCAGCCCGCGCTGGTAACGGCGCGGGCTTTGCTATGCCTACAGCCCAGCGCCATGGGGCGGGCGCATGGGGCCAAGGCTAGGCCACCCCCACCCCACAAGATGATGAGAATTTTTAGGTACCATTGGTGCCTACCTACACTCACAGGACACCCCCCTTTACAGATCCACCCTGATACATATACCTTAACCCCCATCCAAAATTTTCGAAAAATGCTCGAATGACTGACCTTCAATCCATCATACAGACCACGAGCACTGAGGATATAACCCGAGCTCTGCAACGAAAGTCCATGCACGAGTTCCTGAAAGGATCCTGGCCGACGCTAGAACCCGGACGCCAATACTATGATAATTGGCACATCGAAGCCATCTGTGAACATCTGGAGGCAGTCGCGCGAAAGCAAATTCGGAGACTGATTATAAACATCCCTCCCCGACACATGAAATCCTTATCCTGTGCAGTCGCATTCCCCTGCTGGACATGGATCCATGAACCCCACACGCAATTCCTGTTCGCCAGCTATGCCTCGTCCTTGTCTATCCGCGACTCAGTTAAGTGTCGTAGACTGCTTACCTCTCCGTATTTTCGCGCCCTAGCCCCCAACGTGCTCTTAACGGGGGATCAGAACCAAAAGCAGCGGTTCGAAAACAATCACAACGGGCACAGGATCGCGACGAGTGTCGACGGGTCCCTGACTGGGGAGGGAGGTGATATTATTGTGATCGATGACCCCCACTCTGTGAAGGAGGCGGAGTCTGAAAAGGTGCGTAAGTCTACGACGGACTGGTGGGATACGGTCGTGCAGAGCAGGCTAAATGATCCGAAGACCGGAGCATTTGTTATTATCATGCAGAGGGTGCACCAGTCAGATCTAACGGGGCATATTCTGAGGAACGCCGAAGAGCAGGCTAAGGATGAACAATGGGTTCACCTTTGTGTGCCTGCTGAGTACGAGCGCAAGCACCCCCATCCATATCACCCGGCACCGCCCACGGTTCACTTCATACCCTCTCAGCCCCAAGACCCTCGGCTAGTGGAAGGAGAGCTGCTATGGCCCGAACGTATGCCTCAGGCTCAAATCAACCAGCTCAAAATAGGTCTTGGATCCTATGCTGCCGCTGGCCAACTTCAGCAGAGGCCTGCCCCGAAGGGTGGTGGGATCCTGAAACGGAAGTGGTGGCGCAAGTGGGATCGGACGAATACGCCGGACTTTGTATTTGTAGTCCAGAGTTACGATACCGCCTACGAAAAGAACGAGGACGCGGCATACTCAGCCAGGACAACTTGGGGCGTTTTCGCCTTCGGCGGACATCACCACATCATGTTGATGGAGTCCTGGAGGGATAGGCTAGAGTACCCCGAGTTGCGAAAACTCGCCAAAGACTCGTATAAGGAGTGGCTGCCTGACTGCGTACTTATAGAAAAGAAAGCATCCGGAGCCAGCTTGGTTCAGGATCTCAGACAAGGGGGAATACCTGTTACCACGTACTCCCCAGATCGTGATAAGGTCGCGAGAGCTCATGCCGCCTCAGTCCTGTTTGAATCTAATATCGTATGGTATCCGGATCGCAAGTGGGCGGAGGAAGTGATCGAACATTGCGCTATCTTCCCCGCTGGCGATGGAGCCGATGTGGTGGATACCGTGACGCAGGCCATTCTCAGGCTGAGGGCGATGTGGTGGGGAGTTCCCCCAGAGGATGATGAAGAAGGCCCCGAAATACCAGATCGGGACGACCCCCTTGTTGACATGGATAACGTAGTGGTCTTAGCTGACCGTGGAGCAATTTATGGATGACCTGACAATCGAACACTTCCCCGACCTTGAAGAAGATGCCGAGGGGAACTTCCTTGTTGTAGAAGACGATGCACCCGATACTGAAGACGAAGGTCGCCGGGATGCGGACTGGGACGACAACCTTATTGAAATACTTGATAAGGTTGATGTAGAAGCCTTGGGTTCCGAGGTTATTGAGGATTATACGGAAGACCTACACAGCCGGGAAGAATGGCAGAAGGTGTACGAACAGGGCCTTCTCACCCTTAAACCTCAAGAGGGCGCGGGTAACTCAAACGCTGCTAATAATGAAAAACTATCTCAGTTGATACATCCGGTTATCGCTGAAGCTGCCACTGAGTTCCAGGCCAAGGCGATTGGTGAGCTGTTTCCCAGTGAGGGTCCGGTGGGCACGGTCATCCTTGGTGATGTAACCCCCGAGAAGATGGAGAAGGCTGAACGCGCCGGAAACTACATGAACTATCAGCTGACCGAGGAAATGGAAGAATACTTCCCCGACCATGATCAGATGCTGTTTCACCTTCCGCTTATCGGTCACACCTTCAAAAAGTGTTGGCACGATTCAGTTCTGGGGCGAAACACTTCACGGTTTGTACGAGCTGAAAACTTAGTCGTTGACGGCAATACCACTTCACTCGCCAGTGCGCTCCGGACCACTGAAGTGCTCAACCTGAATCCTATTGAGTTCAAGCGTTATGTAACCTCAGGATTCTACGATGACTTAGATATCGAAATGCCTCAGTCTGATAGTGAGGACACTACCGAAATGAAGGTAGAAGGTCGCACGGGGGGCATTTCCCAGGACTCGGGCACCGTTACTCTTTTGGAACAACATCGATATTTGGACATAGAAGATGAGTATGAAATCGAGATGCCGTACATTGTTACGGTGCATGAGGATACTCAACAGGTTATCTCTATCCGACGGAACTGGGAAGAGTCGGATACCACCCACAAGAAGGAGATATGGTATGTCGATTATAAGTTCCTTCCTGGACTCGGTTTCTATGGCTTTGGGCTATACCATCTTATCGGTGGGCTGGGTCGCGCTGCTACTGGTGCACTTCGCGCTCTCCTTGATAGCGCGGCTTATGCTAACATGCAGGGCGGTTTCAAACTTCGGGGACGTGTACAGGGCGGCGAAATTGCGGTCTCTCCGGGGCAGTTTGTAGATATTGATGCCACTGTAGACGACATTCAGAAGGCGGTCATGGCCCTGCCGTTCAAAGAGCCAAGCGATACGATGATGCAACTCCTTTCATACATCGTAGACGTCGCCAAACGGTTCGCCAACACCGCTTCAACGAATATCAGTGACGCAAACCAGAATACACCGGTCGGTACGACGATGGCGCTCCTTGAAGAGGGAGCAAAAGTGTTCAGCGCGATCCATAAAAGGCTTCACCGGAGCCAGCGCCAAGAGTTCAAACTCATCGCGAAGCTAAATGGGATCTATTTGCCTGATTCCTACCCCTACAAGATGAAGGAAAAGGACCAATTTGTCCTTAGAACTGACTTTGACGAAGAAATTGACATCATTCCAACTTCGGATCCTGCCACTTTCTCCTCCACACAGCGTATTGCTCAGGCTTCAGCCGCAATGCAGCTCGCAGAGACTTATCCTCAGCACCACAACGTCTACGCTGCGCTGAAACGAATGTACAAGGCGCTTAGAATCCCTAACGAAGACGAAATACTCATAGATCCCATGGACGTGCATCGTATGGATGCCGCCACGGAGAACATTGCCATGATGTTCCAAAAACCAATCAAAGCCTACCAGGACCAAGACCATGTTGCACACATCACATCCCTCGACCAGTGGTTCCAGTCCCTTGGCCCGGAGGGACAACAGCCCTACGTTCCAGGCTACCTTTCTCACAGAGCAGAACATCTGGCTCTTTACTATAGAGCTCAAGTTCAGGCGAAGATGGCTGCTCCCCTGCCTGCGCTTCCAGATTTTCGTGACCCAAATACCAAAATAAAGGATCTCGACGCTCAAACAGAGAACCAGATCTCTCAGGCAACGGCACAATTGGTCAACCAAGTGCAAATGCCTCCGCAACCGCCTATGCAGAAACCCGGACAGGGAGACCCTGCCTCTGATCCCATGGCCGCTGCGAAGCAAATGGCTGAAATTGAGTCTATGGCGCTCCAAGAAAAGACTAAGGCTCAAATACAGACAGATCAGATGAAAGCCCAGTCGGCGATGCAGCTTGCTCAGCAGAAAGCTTCGCTCGACATGGAAATACAGAAGTTCTCTGAGAATGCCAAGGCAGAAGCGGCAATGCTGCGGGAGAAACTGAAGTCTGAAGCGGACAGAGAGAAAATGAACGCTGGGATTGAGGCCATTTATGCCAAGGCCCGAGCCGACATGCAGATTGCTCGCGAACGGGCAGAAAACGACATGAAAATTGCCCGGGAACGGGCAGCCGTTGAAAACCAAGTGAGAAGGAGTCAGCAGAATGAAGAAACCACTCAAGGTTAAAGTTGTCAACCGCAAGACGAAGAAGGTCGATAAGGCCAAAACTTCTGATATGAACTTTGACAATAAGACCGCCGACAATCTGGCCAAGGGACGTCGAAAATTAACTAAGAACAAG